CATTCAAAGTACATTCATTGGCTGGAGAGGTCGCAAATAAATTGCTGGACAGTGACGGTAAACTGAAACCCTTCAGTCAATGGGTAGATGATGTAAAGGGAATCACCTCGCATCACGTCGGTGCGTGGCTTCGTACAGAGTATGACACTGCTGTTATCCGTGCGCACAACGCTGCAGACTGGCGTGAGTTTGAACGTAACAAGGATATCCTGCCTAACCTACGATGGATGCCGACGACTTCACCAAGTCCTGAAGGGAGTCATCGTGAATATTGGACGGCGAAGCTTACCCTGCCTATTGATGATCCTTTTTGGAACACGCACCACCCTGGCGACCGATGGAACTGTAAGTGCTCACTTGAAGCTACTGATGATCCTGTAAATCGTCCTGCAGATATGGATGCTCCTCTGCCACAAAAAGGACTTGAAAATAACCCGGGTAAAGATGGGCACACATTCAACGACACTCATCCGTATTTCCCTGATAAGTGTAGTCAATGTTCTTTTTATAAGCCTGGTATAAAAGGACGGATTACGACCCTCTTCATGAATAGGAAGAAGGATTGTTATAATTGTCCTTATGTAGATGCTGCCATTCCATCTGAACAAAGAGAACAGAGACGAAATGAATATCTTGAATATAAAGATAACCCTTTATACAAAGATGTGGAGTTTGATGCCAAGAGTTCTGGACTTAAAGCGACACATATTGAACATAGCTTTGATAAGAAAAAAGGATGGTATGAGACAACTGTTCAAGAGATTGGCTTTCAGAATGGGCATAAAGTAGTTTTGGAAAAGGAGGATCATACTGTATTATTTAAGAAGAATACAGAAGGAACTTGGGATAACATGTTGTTTGAAATTGCTGGTGCAGAAACGGGTACTTCAAATAACATTAGACAAGCTTTGAAACATTGTGCATCGAAGCCTAATACAGAAGTCGCAGTATTGCTATTCCCAAATGATAATTTTAATTATTCCATCTTTGAAGAAGGATATAATAAATTTTATGGACTGAGAGGAACTTCACAATATCGAAAGTTTAAAGTGATATATTGTCTCAATAATAAGGGAATATTGCTAATAAAAAAACCAGAGTAAACACTCTGGTTGGAATGGAGGACGTGTCCTAATAGGGATTAAACGCTCCCTCCACACCACAAATGTAGATATTTATTTTCATTCCACAAAATAAAAAACGAGGAAAATTATATTATGGATGCAAAAGAAATAGAAAGGCGTATCTCACGTGTCAAAGATGAGATACAAAAGGAGGTGACGGATAGACTTCCTCGAAAGGTCGGTGTAGTAGCTGCAAACCACTTCAAGCAGAACTTCCGAGATGGTGGATTCACGGATGGAGGAGTTCACCAATGGAAGCGTACGAAACGACAGGATGGCAATACGACGGATGCAAAATACTCTCCTCTTACTTCTCGACGCAACCATCTTATGCGTTCAATACAAAGTGAAACATCACCTGGGCAAGTTACAATATCCAATCCTGTGCCTTACGCAGCTGTTCACAATGAAGGCGGTACTATTAATACGCATCCAACTATTACAAAACGTATGCGGCGTATGGCATGGGCTAAGGTGTATGCACTATCAGGCGTGAAAGGCAAAGGGAAACTTCCAAAAGACTTACCTTCTGGAGCTAAGATGTGGAAGGCTCTCGCACTCACGAAAAAGACAAAGCTTAATATCACTGCACGCATTCCACGCCGTCAGTTCATTGGTGATAGCCGTGAGCTGACAGCAAAGATTAACAAGATGCTTGATGAGAGCTTAGAGAAAATTAAAGAACTTGTAAGTAGAACATAAATATGGAACAGACACTCTGCCAACTGATAGACTTTCTTAAAGAGAAAATGCCGTCGCTTTCCGTCATTGACGAAGACTACGGACAACTTGAAAATATAGAGGACGAGGATACTGATATGTATCCGCTAACGTTCCCTGCAGTACTTATAGAAGAAGCGCAGACAGAATGGAGCGATATAGGAATGCTTGCACAGAAAGGAACTTGTAGGATTCGCATCCGTCTCATCGTAGACTGCTATGATGACACTCACGCTACGAGTGGAACCACACAGGCTGTCAGAGAGCGTAATGAAATGAGACACCAGTTGCACCAGCTACTGCAGGGAACCTGTCTTGGCACTGATGCTCCTTTGATACGCAAGTCTTCCAAGTTCTTTACTTGGAAGCACGGAATAAAAGTGTATGAGATGATGTACGAGTGTACAGTGTCAGAAATGGTTAAGGAAACAAGGACGGTTCAGAAACCTTCTTTACGCGTGAAGATGGGCGTGAAGGTGTAACACGAAAGCCTGTAAAGAGCGGTGCTTTCATCTGCTTGCCATCTACTGTTTCGCCACGTTTAATCATATCACGAATGATATGTAGCACACGGCTTTCAGACAAATAAAACTCCTCATTGGAAAGTATGCGGATAGTGTCATCGAAACGGAGGCGTCGTTCCTCTGTCCAGTAGAAGTAACGCTCAAATAGCCTTCTGTTGCGTGCTTCTATCAATTTACTATCCCTTCCTTTACTCATATCTGCAAAATTAACAAATAATCATCTTATTTGCAAGTCTTTACACCTTTTTATCTGCTTACTACAAATAAAAACCGCCCAAATGTGTGTTCGTACACATTAATGGGCGGTTTTATTCTTAAACAGGAGTTAGTTAATGTTTTTTATATTATAACCTACAGAAGCTTGGTTCTACACGTTCCCAGACATTGGTCTTTGGATTCTTCTGATAGAAGTAGTAGTTGATAGCGTTCTTCTGAACCACATTCGCCTCCTTGAAAAGTGTCATAATCTCTGAATACTCACTATCGAACTTATCCTCCAACTCATACAGCTTAGAGATGCTCTTGTAGTCCAAGTCACCAGCCTTATTGCGCTCAAGCAGCGTCATTGCCATCTGATACATTGGATCGTCCGAACCTTTCTCGCTTTGCTTCATATAACGCTTGAGATAGTCGATTAGACGCTCTGCTGCAAGGTCTGCACGCTCGTCAAAGCCTTTCACCTTATTACTTGAAATCTCAAGGCGAAAATCGCCATCAGTAATCGTATAGCTTCGCTGGTCGTTCTTGCGAACCTGACCGTAATCACGCATCACACTTACGAAGCTTTCAACTTCACCCTGTAACCAGTCGTGGAATCCACGCACGTCAGTCACGATACGTGTTAAGCGTTGCCACACATCGTGCATCATTTCAGCACGCAGCCCCTCATAGGTCTCACGGCGTTCAATGCGACTCTGCTTTTCTTCGTCTTGCAGCTCAGCAAGTAGCTTCGCACGCTCTTCCTTGCTTAAATTCTTAATGTTTACCATATTATTCTGTTTTTTGTTTTCGGATGATCATTCTTATTTTTGTGTTCAAAGCATTGAGATCATCCACTGTCAACGCTCTAAATGTTTTTCCTGCTATACGTGGGTCTTTACAAAAGGCATCCACACGGTTCCAGTCTGTTGTGTCTATTCCGTATATCTGCAGCTGATGTAGAACTCCGCTACGTGCCTTGCGTAGGATATCGTATTGCTTGCGTCTTCGCTCGTCATATCCTGTAATATCCTCCATCTGTCTACACATAGCATCATACTCTTTATCTAACATCTGATGAAGGTGTACTGTTCTGTTTTGTGTGAACTGATAGATCAGCGTTTCCTTATCAGCACCAGGCATCTTTTTTAGCAGGGTATAAAACCTTGCGTAGTTCCTGTTCGCTCCCATAGCTTTTCCTCCTTCCAGTCTTTATACGCTTTACGACCAGAAGCTACAGCCTCTGTGAGATCATCGCTAAGGTCACTTTGACCGAACAAAGGTATGCCGTGTACACTCACATATAGCTCGCCATTAAATTCCATTACTTGTACGGCTTCACGTGCCTCTGCGTCGAGCCGTGCCTGTCGTTTGTTCTGCATTCTGTCGGCACGTTCCTCATGCCATGTTTGCAATCTCTTCTTGAGTTTGTCTAAAAAAGTTGCCATAATCTTTTTTGTTTTAGTTGACAAGTTTATGGGTTTACAAGTTGACATGTTAATAGTATTGATAACTTGTTTACTCATTCACTCGTCTACTCGTTTACTTACTGATATAATATGTTTGAATTAATTTTCCGTTTCGTTTGATAAGCAGTTGGGTCTGACCTTCTTCTCTCATAAGGTAGGTGCTTATATCGCTTTTCACTGCAATGTCTTTGCGGACATACAACTTAGATATAAACCAGTCTATAAAGTCTTTCAACTGCTTCCATTCCTCTTCAGTATCTTCTATTCCTCGCAAAGAGTATGTATTACTGATAGCCATCTGTAGCTTTAGCAGCCACATCGGTTTGTCGTTTGGACAGACAGACTTGTATCTTAACATTTCCATAACTACTCTTTTGAAGCCTTCCACTCAACTTTTATCAATGCAACAAGTTTACCGCTACCTTTGCATATTGGGCACTCTTTTTTGTATGGTTCTTGATACTCGTCCTCTTGCCAGTGATAGCCATTACCTTGACAGTACGGACATTTGAAGCCTTTGCTTTCTATGACTTCTGTCATTCGACCACCTGGGCTAAGTTTCCCTGGTGTAATCTCAATTATTCGTCTCTCCTTACTCATAGTTTTATTGTAACTCTAATTGAACATTAAAATGATACTCTCTGCACAGCCGTTTCACCTGTACTACATCAAACGGCTCTCTGTCAAAAGCGAAGAAGATTGTGCGTTCTCGTGTAAGTACTCTCACTCCTTTCTTTCGTAGCTTGTACAATAGGTTGTCTCGCTTGTTTGCCATAGCCTTTACTGTTTTGTTTCACCCCAGTATATATCTGCTCGCTCTTTCCATATCGTGTAATAGCCAAGATTGCCAAAATAGCGTCCCTTACTGATTGCTCTGTAACCTTCCACCCATATCTTCAGTGCTGCATCAAACATAACGCTCACTGCCGTGCGACCTGAAGGCTTGTTGCCGTCTGCCTGACTGATAAAAATGAGCAGCTTATCACGATGTCGAGCCTTGAATTCCTGATACTCCTTAAAGCTCATCTGTGTGTATTGAAAACTATCAATAACTATGATATCTGGACTTTTACGCTTCTTAAGACGTGCATCAAGATCTTCCATACTCTCACTGATGAGGATAAACCGCCGTGCAACATCTTGCATACCTGCTTTCATAATTGCATTCTTCATTGTTAGTGAGAAACCCTCCTCTAAGGAGTTATAAGCAATCTTTCCGTACTTTGCCAACTCTTTGCAGAGCTTCATCGTAAAGCTGGTCTTACCGCTTCCGCTTCGTCCCCAGATGAACCATACACCGCCTCGTTCTGGTGCTCCGAAGGCATCTGCCCAGTCGCCTTCAAATGGATAGGTTTCTTTCTTCATACGTAGCATATCGGTTACTGACATTGCTCTATTCATTGTTTTGAGGTTTGAACGTTATTTGAATGGTGTTTTACCGCTGTTTGAGCAGCCATAAGCTTCACTCTATGAATACTCTTCTTTACACGTCGTAGGTCGAACTCGTATTCTTCAGAGTCTTTCACTACTTCCGATATACGTGATTTATCCGTTACGCCATTTGCCATACAAACCGCATAGACATCGTGAGCCCCTGTACGCTCAAGCTCAAAGAACTTGCGACCGATACGTGAATGAATCTCGTTGTATCCACACTTGTTGTATCGCAGTCCCATTGTCATTCGACGCTTGATGTAGCTTGTTGAAAAGAAGACGATACCACACTTATCCTCCAATCTATTGTACAAGTCGATGAAGTAGTGGAATACACGCTCTGGCAATTTGTCCGCCTCGTCAAAAAGAAGCAGCGGTGCTTTCATCTGAATGAGATCGTCAATGATTCTGTCGAGAAGTTCTCTGATGCTGTAACCTTCTGTTTTCTGACCGATACGTCGTGCAATCTCACGAATGAAGTCGCTTTTCTTCATATCTTCTGAACAGAGAATATAAAACACCTCATTGTGTTCGTTGGCATACAGCTTAGCTGTAGTTGTCTTTCCGCAGCCTGCTTCACCAACTACCCACGTAACGTTCTTGACTGTTTGAGCATCGTTCATTGCGAATACCATTTCCTGATAGGCTTTTGTCTCAACTACTTGCCAGTCTGTAACAGTAGTAGTTCCGAGCTGCGATGCAAGGTTGCGCCACATATCGTCAGATATATTTTCCCACTTGCCCTGCAATATGCTACTCACAGTTGCGCTACTCGTTCCTGTGAGGCTCTGCGCTGCCTTGTTCTGACTTGGGTACTTGCTGACGTATTGTCTCAAGTACTCCTGTATCTGTCCTTTTTCGTTCTTTGTTAGTTTCATATTGTTGTTCTTTTTATTAATTGTTCTTGTTCAGTGAGGCATTGCCTCGCTGCTTATAATTACCTTATCACTTTCAGTGCATAAGTGACCCACTTTTGAAGCGTAAGTGAATGTCTTATCATCGGTTTTTTTATAGTTTTCCTGCCGTTGCTGCCATATCAACCACAGCCGCTTCTGCCTCCTT